AGAAATTTAATACACAATAATCAGGTTGAACTGTCATTGTAATTTCTTGAGCAGCATTTTCAGTATCCCAGTTATAATCTCCAAATGAAGCTTCTGTAATCATTGCTCCTTTGATGATCCATTCTGATACAACATCACCTACAGGCCCTAGTACATTGATTGTAAGATCTTTCTTATAGAAATCACTATAACCATCTCTACCAGTTACTGATTCATGGTGTAATCTAACCCATTCCATTACGGATTGTGCACCAGATGGTGTAATTGGGTCAAATAGTGTAAACTGAATAGTTCCCCAAGTTGTTTTACCTTTTACAAAACGTTGAACGTTAATATGATTTAATGGTACTGTTCCTTGTGATACAGTTACGGCTCCTACACCTTTCATGATGTATGCTGGGAATCCGTCTACAAAAGCTATAAATCTATTCTTTTGTTTTGGCTCGAAAGCTGTGAAAAATATTTCGTTTGGGTTTAATACTGCCATTTTATTTTCTTATTTTATTATAAATATTCGGTTTTCTTTTTTTTATGCTGGAAATGTTGCTCCAGTTGGTAATACATTGAAATCAAGTATAATAAATTCAGCTGTTTTTGTTGGTTGTAAGAAAATCTGTCCGATTAACTCATTTCTATCAATAACATCTGGTGTATTATTTGTTTCATCCATTACTACTTTAAATGCATACAATCCTTGTCTTTGTTGAACACTTTCTAAATATGGATTTACTTGTGTTAAGAAGTTATTTCTTGTAGCAATTGTATTTGCTTCAAATACTAAGTTATCAGCAATTTGAGAAATATAATCCTTAAGTGTAATTAACAATCTACGTACATTTACTCTATCTAAAGCAGTTGCTGCTTTTTGTAGTGTTTTTTGTCCAAATACTACAACTCCTTGTTGTGGGAATGTAGCAATTGGGTTAACATTACCTTCATATAAAGTATCTCTATTTGCTGATGTTAATTTTCTTTCAGCTCTTACTACTGAACCCATTCCACCTCTTGTAATACCTGCTGGTGCGAACCATGGATCACTTGAAGCATCTGTAAATGCGTATACACCTGGAATCATTGTAGAAGCTGGTATGTAAACTAGTAATCCAGTATTTGGATCAACAGTTTGTAACCAAGGCCAATATGCAGCTGCATAACTAGAATCTAGTGATGCTGCATTTTGTAATACTGTATTAATTGCGGTATCATAAGGAACTAAATCCATTATGTAAATAGCATCACCTCTGGATATAGTATTATTTTTTATTAAGTTACACTGGTTAGCGTAATTTGAATAATATAAACCTGGTGCTGAAATTACATTATATTGATAATCATCTTGATTAGCTAATAAATTAATAGCATTTGTATAATCTGTTCCAATTAAACCTTGTGTATTTGTTCCATCAATTTTTTCGTAAAAGCGGTTATATGAATCACTATTAAGGTTTGAACCTACGGCTTCATCGAAAGAACCTGAACCTACTATTGGTAGAGATGCTGTATATTCTGATTTTGCTACTCCATTATTTTGGAAATAACGAGGTGTGTTGAAATTTACTTGTTTTACTCTTACGTAATTAGATACATTTGGATAAGAACCTGATTCTTGTAAATATGTTCCTGAACCATCTGCTGCTACTACAACATTTGAAGTAATATCACCAATTGCTCTTGAAATATAATTTGGAGAAAATGGGTCTAAAGATATATTATTAAATGATTCTAATACTACTTTTGAGTTGTTATTATCATTACCACGTCTAATTAACAATGAAAACACACCTGAAGCTGTATTCACACTTGCAATTTCCCATCTAATGTTATCAGCTGATCCAAGTGCTAAAGCACCTCCTGATAATTCTGTTCCATCTGTGTCCGCACCAGCTGGTGTGGTATTGTTCATAATCTTTCCTTCAGAAAGTGTTTCTAATATAAAAGCATTTGCATTTACGATTTCTGAGTCAAGTAAAACATGAGTTGCTTCTAATGATCCAACACCTAATTCACCTGCAGCTATTGTAACTGTATCACCTGCTACATATCCTGCTCCATCTGTTACAATAGAAACTGTTGAAATTTCTGAACCTAAATTAGCTCCGGATAATTGGATAATAATATCTCCTCCTGTTCCAGCAGCTCCTAACTGTGGATCAGCTTGTAAAGTTGCTCCTGGTATTGTAATAATTGAATTAGCAGCATATCCTGTACTTGTACCTATTGCTAAAGTAACACCTACTACTATTCCACCTGTTGCATCTGTAGTAACTACAGCTGTACCTCCTGAAGCACCCGCTGTATCAACCATACCTGCAGTTATGTTAATAGCGTTTGAAGTTGCACTAGCAGCATATGATCCAGCCGCTTCTCCAGCACCTGTTGGTACTGCAGTTGTAGAAACTATGAATACACCATCTACTACAGTTGTTACTGTTGCTTTTGCACCTGAACCGTTGGTTCCTGTTATATTTACATCTTCGTATGTGTTAACGGTATCACCAGTATTTGTACCACCAGTCCAAGGAGTTAAATTTCCTGTTAACCCACCATCTCCTGTTTCAACATTGTTTTGAATTGTTGTTGAGAAAGCAGGTGAAAAAGAACCGCTTGTTACTCTTGTTACTAATAAAGAACTACCTCCACTTGAAAAGTAGTTGTTAGCTGCTATTGAAGTTAAGTAAGTGTAATCTGTAGATCCACTTTCTAATGCCCCTCCAAAAATTGCTTGGAATGAGCTAAATGAACTAACGTAGGTTGGTTTTTCAACCGGACCTTTTACGGTTGGGCCTATTATTGCCGCACCTCTTACTTGTGGTTGAGCCGTAACAAGGGATTGATCGTTTTCTCTTGCTAATACTCCTGGAGATATTAATGTTTCTGCCATCTTATTTTGTTATTTTAATAATTGTTTTATTATAAATATTAAAGAAGGACTCAAAAAATTATTCTGGGGTAATAAATTCCCCTGTTTCTAAATCTATGTTTCCTTCTCCATACTTTTCCTGAAGTTCTTTAGCTGTTTTATTAGATTTTTCTTGCAAATCTGCTAAGCCATCTAAAATTGAAGCTCTTTGCCCTTCTAAAAAAGCTTTTTGGATATCTACTTGACCTAAGTCAAAAGTAATGTTGTTTTGAGTTGATTGATACTCTCTAAGAACTTTTAGTTCTTCTTCCGATAATTTAATTTTTTTACTCATTGTATTTGTTATTTATAAATATTAATTAATTTTTACTCCACTAAATCTATTTTTTGATATATTGATTCATTATATTTTTCTGTAAAGTCTATGTATTCATTATCTACAATAAACCCTATTTTTTTAACTTCAGGTAAATCTATTAACTCATTTTTTCCTTTTTCTATAAAAGTGTATTGATCATTAACTATCAATTTTAAATTTGAAATATTAATATCGTAAACTAAAACCCCAGGAACCCCACTGTTTTTAATAGTAGGATGGGTATTATTATTTTGAAAAAACATTTTAAACTTATCAGTATTACTATAGTTAAACATAGAACTAAAATTATCAAAGTTAATTAAATCCATTATATTCTCTGGATATATAGTATGGGAAAAGTTAGTTACTAAATGTTCCCAATAATTTTCAGCTGATTGGAACTTGCCATCCTTTTTAAATGAATGAGTATCACACATATAATGTTTTTTATCAATTATAGGTAATATAGATTTAAGGTTTTTTCTATTTAAGATATTGAGCATAAAGCTTGGGTATCTAGGCTTAGACTCGTAAGCGGGTTGGACAGTAGATGTTAAAAATGGAACTGGATTATCTAATGCCTCTATTATTGAGTCTGTTAGTTGAATATCATAATTTATAAAACTGAAATAATCATAACTTAGAGATAAACCTAGATTACCACCTAGTAAAATTTGATTAAAAGCAGTCCAACCATAATCAGGGTATATAGTTTGTAAACGATAATCAATATCACCTAATATTTTTTTCCAAAAAACCATTCCCCTTTCAGGCCAATTAATTATAGGATTGCTTTTATCGTATATAAAATATTCTATTGATTCCTGAATATGGGGAGGGATAGGTATATGAGATAATAATAAGATATCAAAATTATTAGATTTTAATTTCTTAATGTTGTCTTCTAATAGTTCTTTTTTTTCTTCAGTATTACAATGAGAAAGGATTATTACTAAATTATTTTTCATAACATTTTATATAATTATTTTTGTCTTTTTTAATGTCATATTTTTCTATAGATTCATGTTCTATATAATTAATATTACTATTACTACTTTTAAACCAGTTACCGTTATTAGCTAATAATTGGTTAAAAATAGGTTGTTCAGACTTATATAATGTAAGTAATTCTTTTTTAATTTCCAAACTTTTTTTATCTAGTTTAGTATTAGATTTTCCAAAAACATATAATATATCTTCTAAAATAATCTTATCAATATATTTTTTAATAAAATTAAATACAGCTTTATGTTGTGGATGCCCATATTCACCTATGGGATTATGTGTTACTATTTTTTTCCATTGTCTACTTAATAATATAGATTCAATATCATATCTTTCGGGAGGGTTGTATAAATCATCTTTATGATCAAAAATCTCCCAAGAACCTACATTTAACCTTTTCATTACCTGTTCAAATTCTTTACTTCTAGTATCATTAGATTTATTAGTAAGACAAATAACCTTATATTCTGGGCCATGTTTTATTAACTCAGCACCACCAAATATTAATTCATCATCTGGATGAGCAACTATCATTAATTTTTTTAGTTGATAATCTTGAAATGCCTTATTTAATATATTAACATTTTTAGGTGTAACTGATGGATCCGGCCCATGAATAAAATAAGGTTCTAATGTAACTGTATTATACATTACATCAAACCCTTTTTTTAAAAAATAAGAGTTAACAATTATATCTTTCTCTGGGGTGTAGTAGTTATTCCAAGTAATAGGTAGGTTTTCATTTTTATTTTCTTCCCATAGTATATTATTAGCTACTCTTTCTTCTGAAAAAGCATTATCATCTGTAAAGATTTTAACTGAGTATTGGTTTAATTCTTTATTCCATTCTAAACATTTTTCAAAAAATTGTTTACTATCTTTATTGTAAAAATAAAACCCAGTTGCTATTAATTTATTATTAGGGTTTCTGTTTATACCTTTTATTGAAGCTAATTCATTGCCATATCTACCTTCTAATCTTATACCTTTATGTTGTCTCCATTGTGCTATATCTGGGTTGAAATACCGCATAAATAAAGGATAATCTTTTAGAAAAGGTAAATAATGTAGTGAAGAATCTATATTTTCAGTTGCAAAGGCATCCCCATCTATCCAAGCAAAATTACTAAAGTTTTCATTTAGTGAATCTAAACTTGCTAAGTATTTAGCAAAGTAAACAGAATAATCTTTACTAAATAAATCTGGTTCATGTGTGGATTTTGATGTAGGTTTAGGTATATAATCAATTCTTTTATTAGTTACATTAGGTAAATCAATTGTAGAATCACAATTAAAACTATACACTATAAGATTGTATTTAGAATATTTTAATAAGCTTTTAGCTAGTACCTCAATCATAGGTAGGTAACTTTCATTTCCACCCGTTATCCATGTAAATTTATTTTTTTTATTCATTTAATAAATTTAGAACTTTATTATATACTTGGTCTACTGTTATTGATTTCTGGCAAATGTGTTGGTCTTTTGTTCCTTGATTTTTAGGACACCAATCCCAATCCCCAGCATCAAAACTATAATTTTTATTTACCCAACAGCTATTACATACAGAATGATTTTCAATTTTAGTTAAATAATTAGTAAATTCATATCCATAAGGAATAAAGTTGTTAATCATTACTGTTTGTTTATTTAAGGCCCAATTAGCCCAAGATAAACCTGATCCCAGTCCTATAAATAAATCGGCGTGGTGGAGGTAATTAAAGGTTTTATCCCAATCTAACTTTTGTTTATTAATTATATTAGTTCCTTTAAATCCTTCATATGATAAATTAACTACTTTATATCCTTTTTTATATAGTTTTTTTGCTAATTCCCTCCAATTTTGATAAGGCCATTCTTTTAAACCTGCTGTTGATTTAGGTCCTATACAAATGTATTTTCCTTTTATAGGTCTTTTACTTGGGGTAAAATTAACACCCTTATTAATTTCTTTATAAGGTAAACCTAATATATCGGTAATAGTCTGAATTAGGGGGATAGTATTTGGTTGGTTTGGGTTTTTAGAACCCTCATCCCATTTTCCGTCATTTCTAAACCATCCTATTTTATAATGGGCATATGAATTATAGGGAGTATCTGGGGATATGAAGTTTATATTTTTATATTCTTCTAGATCTTTAAACCATTCATTATGAAAAGTTGAAACTGTTACATTACATTTATGTTTCTTTTGAAATTCTAGTATTTGAGGAGCCCAGGCTAATGTATCTCCTACAGATTTAGAATCGAATGATATTTTTACTTCTTTATTAGTTAAATCAAATCTATGTACTATTTCCCCATTAACTTTGATAGTCCAAGGTATGTAAAATTGTTTATTACATACGGTCCACATATTATTTTTAATATTAGAGGAATGGATAACTTTACCATTTCGAGAATCAATAAATTCTACAAAATATTTTTTATTCTTAGAACCATAAATTTGAACTTTAGGATTTCCATCAAAGCTTATTTCTATTCGATTTTTAGGAAGATTGTTATATAACTCATCAATTTCTATACTTGCTAGTTTTGCAGCTCTTTCCCAAGTAAAATTATCTCTTATCTCTTTAGATTCTTTTAAAGCCTGTTTTTTATGCTTATCATAATTTTTATAAGCATCTCTCATTACCTTTTTTAAATCCTCATAATCAGGGGTATAAAATTCACCTGTCATATCCGATTGGGAAAATGTACTATATTCACCCATTATAGCAGGTTTTTTACCTGTTACTTTAACTGGGAGTCCCTTACCTTCGGCAAATTGAAGTTGGGCACTACAGTTAGAATATATTGAAGGAGTACCACAAGCCATTGCTTCTATTAGGGGTAGATTCCAACCTTCAGCACGAGCACAAGATAAAAATACATGACCTTTTTGTAAATATTTTATATAATCTTCTCTGGAGGGAAAATGTTTTATTTTTAATCTGGGGTCTTCTAAATTATATTCTTTAAGTCTATCTTCAGTAGTATCAAATCCATCCTTAGCAAACATATTGTCTATAGATAAAACTAAATCTACAGGTTCATCTTTTCCAAATTCTCCTAAAAAAGCTTCTATGATTTCTTTTGTTGATTTTCTATAATCCCATCTACCAAAATGGATAAATTTAAATCTACCATCATCATATTCAGGTAAAGTTGAATCTGGGTTTGGATGGAAAATACTTGAATCAACTGCTTCGGGAATAACTTTTATTCTTTCTTCAGGCATACCTTGTTCTATGTTACATTGTTTTTGCCATTCCGATGGGACCCATAATTGATCATATTCTTTTAATTTATCAAAGAAATAATCTGGGTAGCGAGTTGTTTCCCATACTGTATACCCTATTTTAGGTCCTTCATAGTTTTGGTAAAAAAAGTGGTGATTTACCTCAGATAAAATTATATTAAGGTCATGATTAAAATTATTAGGATATTTTGTATAAATTGGAAAATCACTTAACTCATGTTCATTATTAAAATATGTTTGTTGATTTAAAAGGACTTTATCAGAAGATGTTAAGTACTTTTCTTTATTAAATGGTTCATCTTCTAAACCCTTCCAATCTTTTCCAACGGTAAAATTTCTAATTTTTGTTTGATATGTTTTAAATAATTCTCTAAAAAAATCTCTTGTATGATTATTAAATCCTGTTGTTCCTATGTAACTACCATGAACAAATAATTTTGGTTTTTTATTAGACATTACTATTAGTTTAAAGAAGAAATTATTTTATTTACATCAAATACTTCACTTAAATCATTATAAGGAATAGAGTGTATATCTTCAGATAATGAAAAAGCATTATAAATTTTAGAAGTATAATCAGGTTCTTTTGTAAAAGGTTCTGCTAATATATTATCATGCATTTTATAACCAAACATTTCAGGTTTTGTAGCAATCCAACATACAGTTGATTTTAAATTTAGTGCAGCAGCCATATGTTGGGAAAAAGAATCTATAAGTAATCTTTTATCAGACATTTGTAGTAAAATTGCAATACTTCTAAACCCATCTAAAGCCTGGAGTGTGTTTTCGTATATTAATTGATCTTGTCTCTTAATATGGATTATTAAATGAGATTCTTTATAATGCTCTATTATTTGTTTTACTGTAGGTGTGGGTATGTCTCTAGTCCATGAGTATTGATATCCCATTCCTTCTGGACCACCATGAGGTTGAATTGCTAAAATGGGTTTATCATTGGTATAATAAGGGGTAAAATATTCTATCTCAGGTTGAGTTAAATATATTTGTGGTTGTTCATTATTATAACGTAACCCTAAAACCTTACACCAAGTTTTAAGTAAATTTATAGGTTTTTCTACTATAAAATCTGTGTCTTTATAAGGTTCAGAAGCAAAAACTTTACAATCTTGATCTTTAATATATTTAAGATACAAACCATTTATTTGGTCTGTTCTATGAACTTCATGTATATGAGGATTATTTAGAAATACATCAGTATATGATGTTATTACTATTAAATTAGCGTTTTTATAACGTTTTTTTATTACTTTAACCATGGCAGTAGCCATGATACTTTTACCTAGACCACCGTCTATTTGGAATATAATATTCATTTATAACTTTTTTATTTAAAACTAATATACGTAAACTATTTATTCACTCCACGGAACCCCACTTTTAATTTCAATGCTTGCAGAAAAACTAATTTCATCACGTCTTATAGATTCAGATAAAGAAGTTTCTATAGAATTTTTATCAATTTTTAAATCTAACCATCCTAAAACATCACTTTGAGATAGAGAATCATATTCTATAAAATCCTCAGAATCCAAAGACCCTGTCAATACAATTTCTCCTATACGACGATCATATAATGAGCCTTTTTTTACATCACACTCATAAGTTACTTGGTTTACTATACCTGTAGATTTATTACGTAATAAATTATGAATTTTCCAATTATATACCATTTGATTTTAATTTATTTTATTATAAATATGTATTTTTTCCTTTTTAATTATCCAATTATTACCATATATAATAGAATTAGGTGGGGCTGTGTTAATATCATCCCCTCCTATAAAACCATTATTTTCTATTTGTGGTAAATATAAGTTTAAAATATTAGAAATATCTTCTTTTTTCCTATTATTAATATATAAAAATGATATTTTAGGAGTATATTCTATAGCCTCTTCTGGAGGGAGATTTAAATGGTTTATGATATTATCAAATATGTAAGTATTACTATGAAATCCTATCTTAACTTCATCCCACGTTATTTGATTATTTAAATTAAATTCATCTTTTCCCTTATAAGGGTCAATAGTATATATATTAGAAAATAAACCACTACACCCAAAAAAGAAGGTATTTTCACCTAAGTGGCTATTTATCTCTACCATTTTTATTTTTTTATTAATGTTTTCTGATAAATGGGTTAGTAATTTTGTAATATCAAAGAAATTATTGTTAGGGGTGTTATTTTCAGAAGGATTAAATTTTTGAACACCAAATTTCGGCCTTGAGAGAACAATCTCTGTATACTGGTCTAAAGCATCTTTTGGGTGTTTCAAGTATTGTGCTATTCTTTTATTAATGATATTACCCTCTTCATCAAAAGATATTCCTACTCTTCCCCCTCCTTCTCTAAAATCATTATAAAAAGTATCCGAATCAGCTAACATAGGATCTTCATTATCAGAAACTTGTCTTATAATACTATCTCTTGTGGTAACTACTTTATGTGTAATATAAAATTGTTCTAAATAAACATCTACCGCATATTTAATAGGAAGGTAATTACTTGATATATATTTTAAAGTTTCTTTATTAACAGAGTAAGCATGTGCTCCATTATGGTTAGAGTTATATCTAGGTACAGTTAAATATTTTCCTATGTTTATTCCCTGTTGAGTTGGGGTTTTTTTCCCTAAAAAGAGGATATCATAATCTATACTTTGAAATTCATCAAACATTTCTTGATACCTTGGGGTTAAACCATTTAAAGTATTTAGTTTTTCTGGGAGGTATATATCATCTTCTAAAAATAAAGCGTTATCAACCCCATCTATTAATGCCTGATCCCAGGCTTTTTTATGGGATAGAGCACATGCAAAAACACCCATAGTAACCATACCACTAGGGTCATAAAAAGAGGTATTTATTAATTTTTTATCTAGTAATTCACTTTGTATTAAATTCTTACCATCAATAGCATCAATAAAAGTAAAATCTAAGTTTGGGTTTTCTTTTATTAATTTTGTTTTTCTATCTAATCTACGTTCTAAATTTATAACATAAATTTTGTCAAACCCTAATGTATTATGTTTTTTCATTATATATTATTTAAATGGTTTAAAAAAGTATGATATTCCTTTTTAATAGCTTTATTATTTAACCCTTTTAAGGGTAGAATAGTATCTATTATTATCTTTTTTAATTCCTCTGGAGAGGTTTGTAATATTTTTTCTAATGTATTGTTAATAGAGATAGGGGTTAATTCAGTCTTAAAGGGGTAATTAACAAAATATTCAGAAGTTGAGGTTTCTTTATTTAAAATAGGAACTACCCCATTTAATAAATTAATAAAAGTAAAATAATTAAAAGAATCATATATAGAAACATTATAGTATATATGGTTTTCTTTAAAAAAATTATTTTTATTTTTTAGTATACCATTAAATCTTATATTAGGGTTGGTTTCAGTAAGATGATTTACTAAAACTTCATTAGATACTTCATTGCTACCATGATTTCCAAATAAATTTAGTTTATAGTTAGGGAAATTATTTAAAGTATCATATATGTGGTAAATACCATTGGCATAAGATGGACTTCCATTAAATCCTATGTTATTATTAGGGGAAAAATGAGTAAAATCTGCTTTAATATCTTTTATATTTCCTAAAGAAGGGGGTATTATAGTATAAGGAGTTTGTTTTTTTAAGGGGTAAATTTTAGAAAAATTAATTTGATCTGTTTTACTATAAAATATTAAACCATCAGCATATTCATTGTATAAAAAAAGTTGAAGTGGAAGAGGTAATAAATTAAGTAAAGGAAAATTATAATTCCTTAATTCTCTATTAAATTCAATACCTAAATCTTTTTGAATTTCAGGAATTGAATCAATTATAAATACTTTAGGTATATTTACTTCAGGAAAAAATTGTTGGTGTTGTTGAATATTGGTAGATCTACAATCTAATAAAACTAAAGAATGAGTGTAATTATCATTTATATAATAGGCATCATTTGGGTTTTTTAAGTAAAATACATCTTTAAGGGAAAGATTTAAAGTTTCTAGTAGTTTATTAAAAATAAAATTATAATTAACATCCCATTGATTATTATTATTTGTAATTAGACATATTTTCATAGGAGGGAATATACGAAAATATATTAGATATCCCCACCTATTTTTGATTCTAGTTCTTCTACTTTTAAAGTTAAAGTTTTAACTGCTTCTATTAATAAAGGAACAATTTTTTCATAATTAACCGCTTTATACCCACTATTCCTAGTTGTGACTGCCTCAGGTAAAATTGATTCTATTTCTTGGGCTATTACTCCTACATCTTTACCTGTGTTACCATGTATTGTTTTTGTTTCTTCTTGAGTTAATTCCTTCCAATCAAATGTGTTACCCGTTACTCCAATTACTTTACATAAAGCATTTTGGATAGGTTTAATATTACATTTTAATCTTCTATCAGAAGTAGAAAATGCTACAACATCATTTGTTGCATCAATCCTACCTGTGGTTGAACTGAGTGTTGTAGTACCACCAACTTGTAAATGACAAGCTACTGTAGCATTGTTCATATAAGTTGTGTAATTTGTTGTTGCAGTTATACTATTTCCGATAACATAACTACAACCTTTATTAGTTATGCTATTATTTGCTCCTATAATACCATTGAATTGGCCACCAAGTATAGTATTTCCTATACCACCTCCAATAAAAGCACAACAAGCCCATGTTATACAGTTTCCTCTACCACCCCCAATAGTATTATGGTCATTATTTTTAATTTCATTACCCGTTCCTCCAGAAATAGTACTAGAATTATTTTGACATATTGCATTTCCACAACCACCCCCTATAGTAGCTTGAGTTGTATTACACGTAATGTTTACTCTACCACCTGCTATTACATTACCTGCACCTCCACTACAAATTGTGTTGTTATTTCCTCCACCAATAGTAGCATAGGCAATATATTTAGTAATATTATTAAAACCTCCAGTTATAACATTCCTAAAAGTGTAATTATGATTGATATTATTGTTTCCCCCACCAATAAAATTTTCACCACAACCCGCATTAGTTAAATCACAATTATTTGCTCCTCCTACTATTGATGAATTAGCAGAATTAGCAGTTGTAGAGTTATTACCTCCTCCACCTATAAACACACCACAAGCCCCTGCAGTGTTACTTTTTCCCCCAACAACTGAAGCAAATACACTAGAAACTGTATTTAAACACCCACCTCCTAGAGTACTACATGAAGAACCTAGACATATTTTATTATCAATACCTCCTCCTATTTTTGAATAACAAGCTTGTGTAAAAATTGAATTATTTTTACCACCTCCAATTGAGGAATGTTTTGCTGAAAGGGGATTTCCACCAATAAATTGATTAAGTCCAATACACATTCCACCAGCAACTAATTGAGAACATTCTAATGAAAGATCTTCACCATCTACAAAAACAAATTTAGCACAAGAATCAATTTGACTTCCAAAAATCATAGCACCTTCACCAAAGCCATCGTTATCATTAAAATCGGATTTTATATAATTAAACCCATCTTGGTCTATATCTAATATTAACTTATTATAATCATAAACTCCTATACATCCTGCAGAATTTACTAAATTATTTGAGGAATTAAATACTAATGATGATTTGGCACATGCTGAATTCGTTGATGCACCATTTGCTGTTAGTAACCTACAGGAACCTGGGGTAGAAATAGAATTAAATCCTGTTCCACTAGTACCAGATGAACCTGAAGTACCCGAAGAGCCTGATGAACCTGAAGTACCTGAAGAACCTGATGAACCACTTGTCCCACTTGAACCTGAAGTTCCAGAACTTCCAGATGAACCTGAAGTTCCTGATGATCCTGATGAACCGGGATTTCCTGAAATACCCGAAGTACCACTTGATCCTGAAGAGCCTGAAGTACCTGAAGAACCACTTGTTCCTGAATTTCCTGAAGTTCCTGATGAACCTGAAGTACCTGAAGAGCCTGATGAACCACTTGTTCCACTTGAACCTGAGCTACCTGAAACACCTGAAGAGCCACTTGAGCCTGAAACACCACTGGATCCTGAAGAACCACTTGTTCCTGATGAACCACTTGTTCCACTTGAACCTGATGAACCTGAAGTACCTGAAGAACCTGATGAACCACTAGTACCTGAGGTACCAGATGTTCCTGCAGCTCCTGAGACTCCTGATGTTCCACTTGATCCCGAGCTACCTGATGTACCTGATGAACCTGATGAACCACTAGTACCTGAAGAACCTGAGGTACCACTTGAACCTGATGTACCACTTGATCCTGAGCTACCTGAAACACCACTTGATCCTGAGCTACCTGAAACACCACTTGATCCTGAAGATCCTGAAGTTCCACTTGAGCCTGAAGAGCCTGAAGTTCCACTTGAGCCTGATGTACCATCATCTCCTCTATCACCTGTTGTTACAAATGATGCTATAATATCTTCACCATTTGTTAAAGCATTACCCCCTTGGGATTCAAATATTATTGTAAATTGCCACCAAGCCCCTTGGTCAACTAATTCATCAAGGGCAAATAGTATAAAATCATTAGGATCATCTTTATCTGATAATCTCATATGGCCTTTTATAGCTGATGTTGATGAATCTATTGTTTCAAAAAATGATTGGACAGAATTTCCTTGATCATCAACCTCACTAACTGCAGATACTGTTGCAGAGATTTGTGTTGAATTATTTAATCTTATATTTCCTCCTCCTGGATTTGCAATTGAAGTAGATGTACTAAAAGTATAATCAAATGTAGCACCACCAAAGTTACCATCTTGTCCTGAAGTTCCACTAGAACCTGAAGTTCCTGATGAACCTGAACTTCCAGAAGTACCTGAAGTACCTGAAGAGCCTGAAGAGCCTGAGGTACCACTTGAACCTGAAGAGCCTGAGGTACCCGAAGAACCAGATGAACCACTTGATCCTGAAGAACCAGATGAACCACTTGTTCCTGATGTACCTGAAGAACCACTTGATCCTGAAGTACCACTTGATCCTGAAGAGCCTGAAGTTCCTGATGAACCACTTGAACCAGAATTTCCTGAAGTTCCTGATGAGCCTGAAGAGCCTGATGTACCTGATGTACCTGAAGAGCCATCTGCTCCTGATGTTCCTGAAGAGCCACTTGATCCTGAAGTACCACTTGATCCTGAAGAACCACTATTACCTGAAGTACCTGAAGAGCCACTTGAGCCTGAAGTACCTGATGTACCTGAAGAGCCATCTGCTCCTGATGTACCTGATGTACCACTTGAGCCTGATGAGCCACTATTACCTGAAGTACCACTTGATCCTGAAGAGCCACTTGTTCCATTTGATCCTGAAGTTCCACTTGATCCTGATGAACCAGAAGTACCTGATGTACCTGAAGAACCATCTGCACCTGAAGTACCTGAAGATCCTGAAGTACCACTTGTTCCAGATGAACCTGATGAACCACTTGTTCCAGATGAACCTGATGAACCACTTGTTCCTGAAGAACCAGAGGATCCAGATGAGCCTGAAGTACCGCTTGAACCCGAAGTTCCACTTGAACCTGATGAGCCTGAAGTTCCACTTGAACCTGATGTTCCTGAAGAACCTGAGGTACCACTTGAAGCAGCATTTGCTTCGTAACCTATATTACCACTTGAATCTATTACTAATACATCATTACTAGTTGTTATATTAGGTAAATTTGGAATTTGTAACGTTCCATCAATCATAGTTAAACCTGAACCACTTACAGATAAAATTGGAACACCTGATATATCAGCTGCTGCAAATACAATTCCTGTTAAATCGTCTGTTACTGAGAATAATTGACCTTGAGTTCCTTGAACATCTAGGATAGTTCCACCGGCGTCTGATGAGTTGATTATAACATTTCCCGAGGCGGTTATTTGATTAAGTACAGCGTTGCTGCCACTTATAATGACTTTTTTCCAATTTGGCATATTAATAAATTTATTAGGTTGGCTACTAGTTATCTAGTCCACTTCCCTTATGGGCCGTAATATAGTTATAAATATTATTTTTATTTTCCCTATTGAACAGGAGGAGGGGGAATTATTGATTCTTCCTCTAGTTGGCTTTCAATAGTTTCAATTTTTTGGTTTAGTTTTACTTGTATAGTACCTATAAAAATAGCATCAATACCAGTAATAGGGATAAAATCAGTAGATTTTCTAAGAGCGCGTAATTCTCTTAGAGATAAATTTGTTAAATTATAACTCATAACTATTATTTTTTAATCTTAATATATGTTTCTTGCATTTTTAGAGTTAAGGTGTAAAGTGTTTCTACATATTCACCTTTAAATAACCCATTTTTTATAGTAAGCAAAAGTAATTCAATTTCCTTTTCCGTTAAATGAACATTATGAGTTAAAGGAGTACCTACTTTTTCAGTAGACACTCCTTTTACTTCAATTTTGTTGGATTTAAATCCCATAAACCTTTTTAATTTTTTTAAAAACAATTTTTTTATATCTTAGGAATAAATATAAATATCCTGGTTGCTGGCTACAAATATATTTCCTTCTTTATCGTATTTAGCAGGCGCATCATCTGGGTCAGAAGTAGTTCCTACAACTACTGCTGCCATAAAGGCATCTGGGGTATATGAATTTAAACCTGCATCGAATGAACTAGTTACACCCCATCTTCCAGTAGATAAGCCATCATAAGCAAAAGCATCACCAAAGTCTTGGTTAGTTTGCTGTATAACAATACCACCATCTCCTACAGTTGTTGAACCTGATCCAAGTAATATAAATCTATCTTTAACTAATAAGTTTTCAGTGTTTCTAAATGAAGCAGTACCATCAACAGTTAAATCATTTGATATAATAACATCACCCGTTACTGTTAATAATCCAGTATTAGCTTCTGATCCACCATCACTAACAAATGTAAATCTTTGTTCAGCATTAGCACTAGTACCATCTATATCTGTAAGTACTCTATTATTTCCTGAGTTTTGTACATTAATTACACCACTTGTTCCACTTGAACCTGAAGAGCCACTTGTACCACTTGATCCTGAAGAGCCACTTGTACCACTTGATCCTGAAGAACCTGAACTTCCTGAACTTCCTGAACTTCCTGAACTTCCTGAAGAGCCACTTGTACCACTTGATCCTGAAGAGCCACTTGATCCTGAAGACCCTGAAGAACCTGAACTACCACCAGAACCGTCTGCACCTGAAGTACCTGAAGTACCTGAAGAACCACTAGATCCTGAAGTACCACTAGATCCTGATGAACCACTTGAACCTGAACTACCTCCTGAACCATCTGCTCCTGAAGAACCACTTGATCCACTTGTACCACTTGATCCCGAAGAACCTGAACTACCACTAGATCCACTAGATCCACTAGATCCCGAAGAACCACTTGATCCACTTGATCCGCTTGAACCGCTTGAACCACTTGATCCGCTTGAACCACTTGATCCGCTTGAACCTGAGGAACCACTTGAACCAGAAGAACCACTTGAACCCGAGGAACCTGAACTAGCAGCATTTTCTCGTGTTCCAATAACTCCTGCAGGATTGATTACCAATACTGTATCTTCACTTCCTTGTACTGATAAATCTGTTAGGGATAACTGTGCTAATTCAGCATTTGATCCACTAACTATTACCTTTTTCCAATTTGCCATTTTTTATTAATTTTGTTTTATTATTTCTATTTTATTATACATATTATAAATATATTTATTAGTTATAAACCTACGTAAAAGTTATTAGAGGATATAGCTAATCCCCCTTCTGGGGCATTTCCTGGTAAGGCATTAAATTTAATTAATTGAAATATACCATCACTATTTATTTTTATACCTTGATTATTTGAATTTTTTATTAATACTAAATCATTCCCAGTATCATCATTAATTTCAAATCTAGCCCCATTTGAAGGGCCTCCTATTCCTAAATTTACACCATCAAACTGTAATAGAGTATTACCTCTAATATTATCATTACCGGTTGCAGTTATTACATAATTATTAAAATTATTATCTATTACTGTACCACTACCACCACCACCAGAAACAGTATATGCTCCTACTTTTAAGTCATCTACAAATCTAACATTACTAGCCATTTTTTTTTATTTTTTTAATTCTGTACCTGGAGTTATGTCTGATATATTTGATATTTCTCCCTGGTCTTCTCTTTGTCTTCTTGTTCTACCATCTTTTGTTTTTGTAACTCCTTCTTTAAATATTTCTGAATTAGAAGTGGTTTCCATTGAAATAATAAATTTAGATTTAGAGTTATATTTTGATATAGAATTTAAATCTTTTTGTACTGTATCAGGGATGATATATCCTCTTAATCTTATATTAAATGTTCCTTTTACTAATCTATCTTTTCCATTAGTTAAAGAAGTTTCAGTTGAAAAACTATCAATAAAAGCTCTAAATTTAAACCTTTCAGGATTACCCCAATAAGCATCAGAAGCATATTCACATGATTCAATTATTTTATTTAATTGTTCCATGTAATATGTTTGAATTAAACAACTATATTCTAAATTAACAAAATCTGGAACAGCTACTGCGTAAAATTGTTGTGAAGGAACTTTATTATTTATTGCTGCAAAGTTGCTATAAAAATTTTTTGGGTTATATGAACGTTGAAAACTTCCATACAAATTAGGACTATTAGCATCTAATTTATTATATACGGTTCTGTCTTTAGTTATAGAATTTCTTTTAAGTACTATAATAGGTAACATAATAGCACCATTTTTATCTCTATAGTAATTATCTTTTTGAAATGATTTCCATCTTTCAGGGGAACCATATATTACGGGTACTTCTCTTCTTTCCCCATTTTGATAAACAAAAGGTTTTATTACATTTTGAAAATAATAAAATACTGCTTCATCTAAATCTTTTAACCCAATAGAAAAGGGTTTTGTAGTATCACCTGTCCATGATAATTTTTCAGACCTATTAAAATCTATACCTGTTTCACTTAAGTTAGAAGGTGCAGATATATTAGGATTTCCATATCTTTCACTAGATGGAGTTTGCTGAGATACACTCAGTTCCTTTTGTGTTTTTGGTATTGGTTTTCTTATAGCCATTAAAATCTTTCTTTATATGGTGAAATAGCAACTTTATCCGCTGGTATGTAATATGTTGATACTAGGATAGATACACTTTCTCCAAACTTATCTAAACCAGGATTTAAAGGGTTAGGGGTACCATCAGAATTATTATTTGGATATGAAGGGTTTTTTCCACCCCAATATTGATTTCCTATTGTACCTTGTACTCCATAATACCCTTCTTGATATAATATAATATCACCTACTTCAGGCACAACATTAGCTACTTTTAAATCATCTCTTAAAAAATAAAAATCAATAGCTTGGTTAAACTGTATTCCTTCTTCATCTTCACCATATTGTTGATCAGCTCTATTTATTAAAACATTAAATAAGAAAGGACCATTATAAAATTTTTCACCCGCGGCTTCACCATAAATGTTAACCTTAGTTTCTTCTAGTTTAAATTGGTATATAGCACATTGTTGGGTAATAATATTACCCATTAATTCTCTATTTAATTTCCTTAGGAGTGATACATCCCTAAGTCCTGTATACATCGCCATATTATCCTATATAAATAAAGGTTGGAACACCTTCTAATTCTTTATCTCTACTTTCTTTTTCACTTGCTCTTCTTTCCAATAATGAAGCACGAGAAGTTTCATCAAAATAAGCTCTTAATCTTTCTAATAGTGCAGTTTTTTCTGCCGTTGCTGCAGCTAATAAATCTGATTGGTTTAAGGTTATATCAGCATTAGGTATTGGTATACTACCATATTTTCCTCTTACATACCCCAAAATTTCTTTTACTAATGCTAGTGTATATTCAAAAATCCACTGTCTACCTATTGAGTTAATTAAATCATAATTAGGATTGGTATAGGGCATATTAGAAGCATTTGTTACTTGTCCACACGCGGGATCTACGCTTCCACTTGTTCTATCATTTACTTTAATATATTCAAACCACATATTACCTGCATAAGAACTAGAGCCTTCTGTATCACTATCATAGTTATTATTTATTGGTATAGGAAATACTCTTAATACATTATCATGCATTTCAAAGCTATAGTTAGATAATCTAACTTGAGTACTCATTTCAATAGCTTGTATTACTTGCATATCATAACTAAGGGGCATCATTAAATAACCTATTCCACCTCCAAAGCCTCCCATTTCCATTAATCCAGCAGCTGCTGCTCCACCAAAACCAAACCCATCAAAAGGAGCTAAATACCTTGCTGAAGCGGGGACAGGTTCTTGATAGAATACTCTTTTTATTTCTATACTACCCGTTATATTTTCTTTTTTAGCCCATTCCTTTAAATCATAGTCCTGGATGCTAGATGTTAATGGGATACTTCCTTTATGCCAAGGTACATTACCACCAGTACCTGCTTCTGCCCCATATTGTTCGGACATTTTTATTATTGCTCCTAAATTAGGGGTAATTATACTATTATTTAAAAAACTAAAATCCTTAATTTCAAATCCTTCTAAGGTTAGCATGTTATCTCTAACTAAATAGGCATATAACTCATTTCCATATACCGTAATTGCTTCTTCAAAAGCAGTAAAAAATGAACTTGATTGTAATTCGATGTCAACTAAGGGATAACCTAATCTAATAGCACAAAATTCAGCAACTTTTACACAGTCAACTTGAAACTCAATACTATTATTGTAAAACCCAAAGGGTACTGAATCTGGGTTCCATAAAGGGTTACCATCATATATAGGTACATTCATAATATAATTAGTTTTATTATAAATATGAAAAAAAGGGACTCAAATTGAGTCCCTATAATTTTGTTTTAAAATGAGTATAAATTATATTGATACTTTTAAAGTTCCAGCATCATTCCAAAGTTGACCTACTACTGCTGGGTCTACTGTTGGTAAAGCTGCTAGTGAAACTATTGATCCTTCAACTGTTAAATTAGTTGAAATTGTAAGAGATCCAGTAATTGAGTGTGATCCAGTAAAATGTCTAAAATTATTATCTAATTCATTAATTGTTAATGCTGAATCTTTACCGTCTGATCCTGTTCTATATGTTAATGCCATTTTTTTATTAATTTAATTTTGTTATAAATATTATGAAGATGCTACAAAATACTCTATCTGTACATTTGCTGTATCTGCTTTTGCTTTAATTGAAGATAAAGAGGCAAAGGATGAGAAATATTGAATATCCACATATCCTTCTACTACATAATCATAATAATCTGTTCCCTGGAATTGAGCATTTGAAAATACCATTGATTTCCCAGCATCTAATTTAAATAAGGATTCATCTCCAGAACCTACATCACTATTATTAGGGTTTTGTGCATTAGGACTATCTTGAATTAGATATAAAGATACAAAATTTGTTTTACATAAATTTGTAAATCTCATATATTTAACTGTGTCTCTAACAAAAGAACCAGCAGTTTGTTGTTCTTCAGAGTCTACAAATCTTAATATTTCAATTCCACTCCCACTAAAGGTAGAAGCTATAGTATCAGTTCTTTTCATTATCTGGTTAACATCTTTAATAACTTCGGTATTAACAGATTGTTCCATATTTCCATTAGGAAGTCTTATTTCTTCCTTAATAGTTACAGATAATGATCCTGTAGGATTACATATTGCCATTGTTTTATTTTGTTATAAATATGGTACTAATTTTTATTATTATAATTATTAGAACCAGAAGTTATAATTGATATTCCTTTATCAATTGCTTCTTGATAATATTCTAATAGGTCTTCAACTATTTCATTTCTATGGTTAGTATTTAAAGTAATTGCCTCTAGATTTTTTATTTTTCTAGCAGCAGAATATAAAAATTTAAAACCAGAATCTGATTTTTTCTTTAAATCTGTTTGTTGTGCATCACCACATACCATCATTTTACTTCTTAATCCTAAACGTGAAGTTATCATTTCCATTTGCTGGTGAGTAACATTTTGTGCTTCATCAACAATAATCATTGAATCTAAAAATGTTCTACCTCGCATAAAAGATACGGGTACAATTTCTATTTTACCATCTTCAATTAGTTTTTCAATTTTAGTTTTATCATACAATTGAAAGAAATTTTGATATATTGGTTGTACCCAGGGATCCATTTTTTCTCTTAAATCACCAGGTAAAAACCCTATTTCTTCTTTTGATACTGTGGGTCTGGTTATTATGATTTTGTCGTATTGTCTTCGTAACAGACCATCTAAAGCAACATTACACGCTAATAATGTTTTTCCACTACCAGCACTTCCACCTAAAAGGGTGACTGTGTTATTAAGTATTGCTTGTTTTGCTTCTTTTTGTTCTGCATTAAGTTGGAGTTTGAACTTAATTGGGTTTTTTGGAATTCTTTTAGGACGATATACATCGTCCGTATGGTGCTTACTTGCCATAAATTCTTAAGATTAAGGGTTATGTTATCAGTGAATGTAACCGTAGTAAATACGTTAAAAAACAGTAAATTATTGATATAGCTATATAGAGAGATAAATATAGTTTTGGTATAACGCATTTTATTATACATATGAAAAGTAAAAAAAAACCCGGTCAAAGACCGGGTTAATTTTATTAAGATTTATTAATCTATATATTATAGAGTTTCTAAACCTGCTACATTGATTTTTCCATAAAATTCTGGACGAACCATTTTCTTAGCATATCTAGTTAATAGACCTTTTCTTGGTACGAACGTATCTGGATCGTATACAAGTGGAGTCATGATTAACGGGATGTAAGGAGCAAATACAGCACCACTTTCTAAGAACTGAGTACCACGGTATCCTAATAGGATTGTGTTAGCAGTCATGTAAGGGTTTTTGTATACTTTTTGGCGGCTATTTAAGCTACCTACTTTTTGTACACCAAATGCATAATTCATTTTAGCAGCATCACCATCTGTGTCAGCAGCAAATCCTGGAATAGATTCCAAAATAGTTGCTACAGTTGGAGAAACAACCATAAAGTTAGCACCACCACGTAGAGTTTTCTGGTGAATGATGTTACTTAATTTCTGAATTTTAGTTCCTAATGTTTGGAACCATTGTCCTTGTGAATTAAAGAATCCTAATGAAGCTCCTACTGCTCCATTTACAATGCTTTCATTGTTAATAGCTGACCATTCTTCAGTTCCAGCAGCAGCACCATCAATTAACATAGAAAGAATTTCTAAGTCAATTTCTAATGAAATGTACTCACTCAAGATAGAAGTTAATTCAGCTTCAGCATCTAATGCATGGTATGCATTTAAATCCTGTGCGAATTCTGGTGTCCATACAGCTTTCAATTTTCTAGTTTTAGCAACGATTGCAGATGATTGCATCTGAATGTTGATTTCTGGAATAACTTGGTTAGTTTCGTTGAATGCGTTTGGATTAGGGTTACCTGCTTCAAAATCACCTCTGTTATTATCTTGAGGTTGGATTTGGTAGTTTACTGCTACATCAGTTGGGTCTGTAATATCTGTTGTTTTTACAATAAATACTACATCTGTACCAGAAACTGCTGTGAATTCAGATAACTGTAATCCAGCTATAGATCCATCAGATCCTGTTGGTACAACACCTGTTAAAGTTCCATCAAATAATTGGAATCCTTTTACACCTGTAAAATCTCCAAATGGTAGATCTGCTTGAGCTACTGTAATTGCTGAATAATCAGCAAAAGAAGCAGAATATTCACCAGAAACATTAAAATCAGCCCATGTAGCTGTTGCTGCTGTTGATACAATGTTTAATGATTGAGTGTTTTGGATTGAATATCCGAAACGTCCAGATCCGTAAAGACCACCTGCATTTGTGTTACCAAAAGGGTCATTACCACCTTTGTCACCATATAATGAATCACCAGCTGTGAATGGAGATTTATTAGATCCATATTGGAAATCTAAGAAAAATACAAGTCCTGAAGGTAAATTCATTGGTTGTACTGATACAAATTCTTGTGCAGCAATTTGTCCGAATACTTTACGTACTAATGGTAAAGCTACACCAGCCCACTGTCCACCAACGTTTACGCCAGTTTGTGAAGTGAAAGATCCACCATTTCCTACACCACCACTAGTTTGTGATGATTCTACTACAAGTTGTTTAGCTTGGTTTTCAAGAATTAGTCCCATATTGTTTTTGTGGGCACCACTCATTCCTTCCAATAAACCTGTTTTTTCCCATTTGCTAGCTAATCTAGCCGCGTCAGACTGTAAAGACTGGTATGGGTTCGCGCTTTCTAATAGAGTATTTAAGCTCATTTTTTAAGTTTTTTAAGGGTTATTTTAATAATTTAAATTAATCCAGCAAGTTTACGCATACGATTGTATACATCATTGCTTTCAATAATCGGTTTTTTAGCTTCAGTTATTGTTCCAGTTGCTTTAGATGCAG